ATTTGTTGGAATAGCTCTTTATCTGTGCCTTCGACTGTGCGTGAGTCGATTTGTTCTTGATTCCAGTACGAGCGTTTGCTGTGAAAAGAGTCGTAAAACGGGCCAGTATTCCTTCTAGGGTTAGAAAACGTGAACCAATACCTATCGGCTGTTGGTTCTGAGAAAAACCCCTCAGAAACGCTGTAAATCGGTGCTGGGATACCTGACGCTTCATCCATAATCAAACAAACTCCATAACTTGAGTGAATTCCAGCGAACGCATCTGGGTTTTCTTCGCTCCAAAGCTGTGCTTGTGCGTAGTAATAGCCAGTATCAATCTTTAAATCACGAATTAAGGCTTCTTCAAACCATTGTGCTGGTCTGATAGTCGTAGCGGTTTTGTTAAACCAATGAGAATTTATGGCTAAAGTTAGCCATTTTCCTAATTCCGCCCATGTTCTTGAGCGTAATTGCTGTTCGGTGTTTGCTGTTACGATTATGGTTGAGCCTAAGCGTGTCGAAAGCATCCAAAGTATTAACCAAGACACCAAAGCGGATTTTCCAATACCACGACCACTAGCTACAGCCAGACGGAACATTTCTGGTAAATCTACGCTTTGATTTCTTTGTATGTGTATTCCAATATCTCGCAAAATTTTTTCTTGCCACTTACGAGGGCCAGTAAAGTTTTCGAGGGGGGTGCCTTCTTTTCCCCACTCAAAGACGAATTTCACAAAGTTTAGTGGATCATCTTTGATATTCATTGACCATAGTTCGGTCATTAGTTCTTTTTCTGCTTCTACACCATATTTCATAAAATTAAAAAAAAATTAGTTCATTAGTTATATATATAACGCTACCCAGGCACGCGCGAAAGGGGGGTTCTTGCGATTTGGTTGAGCGTGAATGACGGAGAAAAAGAAAATCATTCACGCTCTAGGATTCTGAGTTTTTGGAAGGAGAGAGAGATTCAGAATCATTGTTTTTGTCTGTGCCTTTGTTATCTAAGAAGATGCCCTTGCCTTTTTCTATTGACTCATCAAGGCGTTTTATTGTTTGAGTTGCATTAGGGATTCGTTCTTTTGCGGAATTAATAACATGACTTAAATTTATCGTGTGATTGGTTTCTAAAATGTTTCTGTCTTTCCAGTTATCTGGATCACGATTTTTTAAAAAGAATATGGCGGAAGTTTCTTTGCCTTCCATAGCATTATTAAATAATTGTGAACTTACTTGCGCTATTGCTTTTGCACGCCCTTTTTCGAGTGCGTGCTTTATGCTTTTAATATGTTTCTTTCTTGTAAGCGTTGAAGGATTAATCCCTAAACTAGCGCATATTTGACGTTCATTTAAACCCATTCCAGCTAAACGCTCTATTTCGTTATGGTCTAAATTAATTGCTTTTCTTCCTGGTTTTTTCTTTGCTTCCATAAGGTATTTTAATCTTTTTATGTCATTTATTCACTAAATAGCTTATTTATTACTAATATATAAAGTGATAAAAAATGTCATTTAATGCTTGACAATGATATTGATTAGTCTAAAGTAAACGAATTGATTAACTAATTAAAGGAGAATTATCAATGGAAATAAATAAAATAATCATAATCAAAGGCGAAGTGGGAACTTTCGCCTTTACTAAAGATGAAGATGATACTTTACTTTATCAAGAGATAGGCGACTACAATCAGTTCTATTTTTCAACAAATAGAAATGAAGGTGGTAATTTAAGCGATGATTGGGAAGTTGTAGATATGATGAATTTAGACCATGAATATAAATTAATGGTTGAAAATGCAATTAAACAATTAAATTAATTTAAGGAGAATTATCAATGACTAGAAAACATTTTATAAAATTAGCAAAGTTAGTAAAAGACAACACTACACTTGCAAATCAAAGAAGTGGTATTAAATTCGTTATAAATCGTGGCGAATTTATGAATGGACTTTGTGATCTTTTAAAATCAGAAAATCCAAACTTTGATGAAAGAAAATTTAGAACAGCTACTGGCGAGATATTAGGGGAATAACTATGTATAACTTATTAATTAACAAACAAAGGAGAAAAAAATGAATAAATCATCTTTAGAAATGAAAATAGGCAGAGATAAGGCACAAACCTACGGAAGAACTACAGGTGGCTATACTCCTAAATTTGCCAAAATTTCAAAAAGGAGAGGAAGTAAAGGCTCTAGGAGAGTAGCTAAAGAAAACATAAGGAGAGAAATATGTATCAAGTAAAAATAATTTATAAACAACGTGGTATCTGGAAAGATCGCTTTTATCAAGTTTTTAATAATCAAACTGGAAAAGCAATCAAAGACTACAGACAAAAAAGAGTAGCCATTGCTGTAAGTAAAAATTTAAATGAAGCAAAGGAGAAATAACCATGATTTATAAAAAACTAACCAAACAAGAATTTATAAACGAATTCGGAAGTTATAGACAGTATGCTAATAATTTTAGCTATGAAGGACTTTCTACTTTATATGAAGATTTTTTTGAGGAGTTTGATTGTGAATTAGATGTAATAGCTATTTGTTGCGACTTTGAAGAATTTGAAAATTTAGAAGAAATGATAGAAGCATATCCAGATGATTATCAAAGTTTAGAGGATTTTGAAAGTAAAACTTTAGTTTTACCGACTAATTCTGGCGGATTTGTAATTCAAAGCTTTTAATTTATTAAGGAGAAGTAACCATGAATAAAGATTATTTAGACAGTCTTTCAAAAGATCAATTAGAAACTCGCATATACGACCTAGAAAACGAATTGCGTCAAGAATGGTATCAAGAAAAGATAATGAAATTCAAAACCGCAAGGAAACTAGAAGGAGAAGTTGCATACTGCAAGGCATTACTTGAAAACTTTAAACCAGTAGAGAATGATTTTGATAGAGAAATCAGACTTAACCCAAACTTTAACCAAAAGGACAAGGAAGAATGAATAGATGTCAATTATGCAAAAATCCAGTTGATGAAATATCAACGCAAGAACAAGCAGGTTTTAAGCTGTGCATGGATTGTGCTTATAACTATTCAGATAAAGATCTTACAAAGATTATGATTGAGGATGAGGAAATATGAGTAGAAATTTTTTAGTACAAGCTCATTTGGAGTATTTGGTCGAAGAAGGCTTGAAAAAAGGACTAACCGAAAAACAGGCCATCGACTATGCAAACAATATATTTTTTTCAAAAGGAGAGTAACCATGAATAAAGAACTATATTTTAAAAGACGAGCGAACTTAAAGACTGCCATACGCCAAGCCAAGTCTTTAGACTTCAAGAAAGTTTGGGTATCAAAAACCATAGAACTTGATAAAATGTACCGCAGTTAATTAATTAGCGAAGGAAGGTTTCTTTTTCATAACGATAATTCTCCCCTTGAAACCTTCCTTCCACTAAACCAATGCAAAGATCGAAAACTACCTTACTAAAACCCAAGCACGTTTCTATAAAGAAAAAAAGCAGTCAGAATAGACGCAAACGTATATCCTCAAGCACCATGAATAAATCCAAAAGAAGGATGCGAGGAAAGAATCTTAAACTAAGTGGTCGCTAAGCAGCTTCCCCAAACCCACTAACAAAATATGCTTACGCTTGCGTGAGTGCTGCGGTAAGCGTTTCATTCCCTTACGCTCTTGCCCTTCCTCAACAATCCAAATAATATCTTTATCCACCAACGCATAAACGCTCTTGCTCACGCTCACGCGCGATAACCCTAACATCTTCCCCACGTACGCATAGGCATCACGCATACTCATACTCTCATAACGCATACGCTCACAAATCGCCCAAAGCACAAGCTTACTCGAACTATTCAGATCTTTCCTCGCTACGTTCTCACGATACCAATACCACACAACGCGCTTAAACTTGCTCACATCTCGATACTTCATCGCTAACGTAAAACTAATCTCCGCACTCGCGCTATCGCTACTCTCCGCACTCGAATTTATCCACCAAAAATCTTTATTCATTCTTACTCTCAAAAAGAGGGAATCGCCCTAGCGATTCCTCTCTTAAACATGTAAACATGTATGGATATGGGATAACACGTATTATCCTTCGCGGATAACATGGGTTTCTTAGGTCGATAACCCATATTATCCGTCAAGTATGTTAAAAATATTAATTAAGTAACTAAGTTTGCGGTTTATTCGCACGTTTTTTCTCCTTCTTTTTACCAAAGATTCGGTCGAATTCTTTGTCAAATTTCTTCTTATCAAATGGTCTTACATCACTTCCTTTCGACATTCTCTACCTCGTATCTTAATTTTCTTAAAAACCAATCTGCTTTCTCTAAGTCCTCTAAGCCGTTCTTTTTCTCATACCGCCATAGATATTTAATAATACTGGCTTTGAGATACCCTCTAAATTGTTCTGGACTAAGACTGCTTTTGATAGCGTCAATACATTCAACACCACCAAACTTATAATGTTCTGGATTAATCTTGCTCATCTTTCTCCTAATCGTGGCAAAAACAATCAACGCTTTCATCGTCTGCAAACAAATCAAATTGTTTATCGTTCTCGTTTTTAATTTCAATCATTTGTTTGTATGAAATATCATACTTAAAAGTTTTATTGGTTTTTTCTTCTTGTTTTACCCACCAGACCGCAAGATCTTCTCTATGACTTAACATCTGGATTAACTGTCCTTTACCTTTCAAAAAGCACATATCACAGTTGCCAAACAACGTATGTTTATCGGTAGCGAGTAAATTCAAATCAAAGTTATTCTTTTTCCAAAATTCCTGGATGTCTAGTTGTGTAACTTTGGCATCGTATAAAGGCGTAAAATAATCTGCCTTACCATTTCTGTCTTTTATTCTATGGACTCGTCTTGGCTCGTCTGCTCTAAGTCCAATAACTTGATCCATATCTTTGAAACCTTGCTGTCTTTCAAACCAAATAATTGCTCTTTGTTTTAACAGAAAAGTACAAAATCTATTTGTTGAGTTTGGTAGTTTTCCATAGTGTGCTATGAGTTTCTCAAACGGCTCGCCATTTCTACTGGCTGTCTCATAATCTACGAGCTTATACTTAAACATCCAACCATCGGTATTATCGCCTTTAGCATCTTTATCGACATCATAAAGCTCAATCCAATGTATCTTACAATCCCATTTCTTCTCACAATCTCTAACAAAGTCCAAAGTTTGTGGCATTTCTTTACCAGTATTAGCAAATACAACATAAACATCCTTAGGCAATACACCTTCATGCGCATCAATAATTTGCTTCAACATATAGCCAGAAGTACGACCACCACTAAAACTAATTAAGGCAGGCCCTTCTATTTTGTATGGATTACTCGTCATCTTTCTCCTTTTTCTTGGGATACGCTTTCCACAACGCTTCGTTATATTCTTTCTCCGCCTTGCGATTTTTTTTCTTTCTTCTTCTGATAAAACTCATAACTTAACCGCCAGGATTGTCAAAATTGAAATTAAAAGTATGTTGCTCATAAGCAGCAATAAACCTAATAAAGTGTGATACCAAATCCAGCGAGTAGCATAAGCATTTTTTATGGATAGATCGTTTGGATCGTATTCTTCTTTTTTCATAGTTCCATATTATTTAAAATGTGAGCAATAACATCAACAGTCATGCCGTTGCCTAAAAGTTTGTATTTTTGAGAATTAGAAACAGGCATTAGATAATCATCTGGTACTGTTTGTAGTCGCATACACTCCAAAGGCGTTAGCTTACGCCAACTTAGTTCCTCATTAACCACTACACTATCTTTTTGCACAGTCGTTAAACTATTTGACTTACCACTTTGATTCAACTCTAACTTTTGCTCTGTCGTACCATCCTCTTTGTATCTACCTCGCCAAGCACCAGATACAACTTTTGGCTCACGATTACCACCACCCATTGAGTTTAATGTTGGCGACTTACCATCTGGCGAATAAACTCTTTTAAGTATGTCGTGTCCTTTTATATCTGTAGCGATACCCACTTGTTTAGGCTTAGTTTCTACAAGTTTTTCTGCATGAGCGGATGTAAGCGTTGGCGATTTACCTTCTTGGCTATATACCCTTTGTGTAGTTTCATAAACACCATCTCTAATCTCAAACTCCATGATAGATTTATCAAATTCATTGTTATCTATATTTAATATTTTTTTTAGATCAAGCCAAATATCATCGCTTGGAATAGCAAAACTGCTATCTGTCCTAAACCAATGCTCTACTTTGGTAATAGGAATTTTGATTTCATTTGCAATTTGTTTATTGGTCTTTTTAGATTCTTTCTTGCTTGTCCTTAAAAGATTTTGTAGTCCAGATATATCTACTTCATGCTTTCTTACCTTAACTTTTTCGATTGCTAACCCTACTTGTTTAGGTTTGGTTTCAACATAACCATTTGCGTAACCATGAGTACCAGCACAAATAACGCCAGACTTTTTGTTTGTATCGTGAATTGTATTAGCTTGACTTTTATAATTTGGATTTAATTGATTACCACCTTGATAATTATTTTGCAAATGCTCTCCAGCTAAATAATGATCTTCAACATCATCTTCTAAAATATCTCTTAACACTATGCCTTTATCTTCTGGCTGCTCAATATTAGGTATGTTTGTCCAATACAGTCTTTGTCTGTTTTGTGCGCTTAGTAATGCTGAATTTATCAAGATAGGTTTTATTTGACTGCCAAACAAATCGCCACCTTCAAATTCTGGATAACAAGCCGATACTTGTTCAGTAATGACATCTTGAAATTGTTGCTTCATTCTGACGTTTTCCAAAAGAAAATACTTTGGCTTGATTTCTTTTAACAATCTAATAAATTCAAAGAACAAAGCTGAACGTGGATCATCAAAAGCTAATTGTTTGCCTGCAAAACTAAATCCTTGACATGGACTACCAGCTAAAATCAAATCTACATCTTGATAATCTTCTGCTTTTAAATTACAGACATCGCCAACTTGAATTGTTTCTGGAAAGTTTGCTTGTGTGACTTGGATTGCATACTTATCTATCTCACTTGCATAGTAAGTATCTACTTCAATACCAAGTCTTTGCAAAGCCAACTGGCCACAACTCATACCATCAAATAAACTTAAAACTTTTAATCCCAATTTATACTCCCTTTTATATCTTCTATCGGCTCAAGCACAACGTCTTTTCTAAACAAAGTCTTTACCGAATAATCTATTTCACTATTTGACTTAACCATACTTGCTCTCACAACTCTAGTTCTGTCAAATTCTACGCCATTTTGCAAACACAAACGCTCTGCTTCTTCTTCTGAACTCAAATACAAAGCTAATGCGAATCTATGTGCATCAACGAGCGAACTTGCACCACGAATACTTGCTCTTGCTGTCATGTTATCTTCGGTAGATACCAAACCAGCTTTGCTCATGTGATGAATACTTAAAACTGTAGCGCCAAGTCTTGCGGAAATACTAGCGCAAAAACTCGCATACATTTGGCCAGCTTCATTGGAACTACTGATACTAGCACTCACGAAACTTTGTACTGGATCTATTACCACCAATTTTAAATTATCTATGCTCTCTAAAGCAGTAATCAATTCATCGCCTTGACTTGTTGTATGCAAACCTTGTGAACTGGTATCGCCTAAGACAATTAATCTTTCTTTCATACTAGGTATTGGCAAAGCATAGACTTCGTTTAATCCTTCAAACCTTTTGCCTTCTTTATCCAATGAATCGACTCGTCTATGCAATTCTTGAGCATCATCTTCCGCACTTAAATAAACTGCACTCCCAGAACTTACAATCGGATTGCCTAACCAAGAACCAGAACCATGAGCGACTTTTAGGCATAAATCTAATGCCAACATGGATTTACCTATACCACCAATACTTGCCATGATTCCTGGTTTCCCAAGCTCAATGAAATTTTCTACCAACCATTCTCTTTTTGGTATCTCGCCTTTGAGAAACTTGATATTGAATTGTTTTAAAGGCAAACCACGATCTAAGATTTCATTTCTAACTGCATCTAAACCTTGCTCTTGGTGTAAGTCGTTGAAGTCGCCAACAATCGAAGGCAATCTGACAACTGTATTGTTGATTGCTGACATAATTTCCTCTGCTTTCTTTTGTCCAACTTGATTGCTGTCGTTATCAAAGCAAATAATAAATCTAGCTTTAGTAAGTTTTCTTAAATTTGTAATCGCAGTAAGTCCAAAATTAGCTGAGAACACACAGCAAACTGGTAAGTTCGTTGCTTCAAATACTGAATATGCTGTCGCTATGCCTTCAACAACTAAAACTTGATCTAAGTCTTGCCACTCTGACCAACTGAAACCAACAATATGAACACTACCTTTTACTTCACTTGCACTAACAAATCTTTTTTCGCCCTTCTTATCTATGTATTGTAACGATCTAATCTCAGGCTTGACATTGGTTGTAGAATATAAGGGAACAACAAGAGAATCTCTTATTGTTTTTAACCCATAATTTTTAATTTTTTTCTTCGTGAGGTAATCGTGATTCACACAATCTATGGCACTTTTAAATCTTTCTTGGCAATCTTTAGCTACTTCATCGTGCCTTTTAGCTCTTTCTTTCTTACTCCGCTCTATGTTGTGAGCAATATTGGCTTTTAATTCGTTTTGCTCTCGTAAAGAAAGTTTATTGACGTCTGTGTTTGACCATTTCTTTTGTTCGCCTGTACGCCAGTTTCCATAAACAATAGTGATATAACCTTTGTTCTCGTTATAGACATACCAACCAGACTTTTCATTACTCTTATCAGGCCTTGTAGTCGCACTTGCTTTGACCATACATCTGATAACTTCTCCAGATGTATCTATAAAACTAACTGCTAAACCATCGTCATTCATTTGGTTGATGGCATCAGAAATATCCTTGCCACTTCCAAAATGTAATTCTTTGTCTAATACTAAACCATTCTCATAAAATTTAGTCAGATCCATTATCGTTACCTAGCTCGGATTCAAAATCCAAGTAATTTAAAATTATTGTATTGAAAAAAGAATCTCTTTGTTCGTTAGACCATTTGTGTAGCTCAAAGCTACCAGTCTGTTTTGCAATCTCTAAATATTTTTCTTTTGATTGCTTACGAGCGTATTGCACACCAAGACTATTGGTATAAGTTTTTCTCGCTAGTTTTTCTCCTTTTTCAATTCTCTCCTTTATTCTCTCTAAATGCTCCATTGAGCAACTACCATAATAAACATCGTTATGTTTGTAAAGAAACCCTTGTGCAGGGAGTCCACACTCCCCACACAACGAACTTTTCTTCATCTAAAAAGGGATTTCTTCGCTGTCTAGAGGATCAACCTCTACTGGCTTCTGCGCAGCTACTTCTTCTTTGGGAAGAATTGATTCGCCTTGCTCTGCCTTGCCAAAACCCTTGCCATATTGACCATCAATTTCTGGATAACCATTGTCATTAATTTTTACCATAGCAGTAAAATCAATTCCTTTAAGTTCCTCAGTATTTTTTAGAGTAGTCAAACCACAAGCACTAGCTAAAGCTGACAACTCAGTTCTACCAATCTCTACCGATTTAGGAGAGTTTGGATTAGCAACTGTAAATAAACCAGACACCAATCTGCCACCGAACTTTTCACATTGGATAGAAAATGTCATTCTAATTCCTACCCAACCGCTATCATTACGCATTTCTTGTTCATCGACATAGTGCATGGTATATCTACCAGGATTTATCGGTTCATCTTCTTGACCTACTTCTAAGCCACCATATTGTTCAAGATCCATTTCTTACCTCTTTATTATTTTTAGTTAAACAAACTGTGCATAAGAACAAGCCATTAGCTTTGTAAATAGCTTCTGACTCACACTCATCACAATAAATTATTTCTTCTTCCATTACTTAACCATCTCTTGTCTAATGACATCCCAATCTAAAACTAATTGATCTGGTAATGCGTAACGATTTTTTGCTTGGCAAAATATTTGTTCATTACACCAAACAATTCTTTCATCTGCTGATTGTTTAACTTTGGTTTCAGTCTTACCATTTTGTTTAACAATCACAGTTCCTTTTTTCATTTGTGCAAAAAACAAACAATCCAACCATTGAATAATCTCTGGTCTAGCTTTTTTATGCACATCTAAAACATATCTTCGATAAGGCACTTCGACAGAAGGATCATCTACTGTTTCAGTATCTACATGACCAATTAACATAATTGTCATGCCTTTATCTCTTAATAATTCTAGTTTTTTAAGATACTCCAACCAAAGCACTACTGCTTTTTGATAGCCTTGATACCAATTAGCTTCCATACTATCTATGTTGTATCTGTTCATGGTTTCTTGCCAAACAAATAATTCAAACTTAGATAATGAATCCAACACATAAGTTTTATAATCGTGTTCTTCATTGACTAACTGGTCTATGTTTGCCATGACATCATTAAATGATTTGGAATCGGAAAAAGCATGAGGATCTTTACCATCAACAGTTTTTACTTTACCCATACCTTGTTCTAAATCCTCAAAGATAGGATTATTTAATAAAGCTGCTGCCGTAGTTTTACCAAATCCCATTTCTGCCATCAAAGCAAATTTAGGCGGTTTCTGTATGGTTTTCTTTCTTATATTACTTAGTGCCATCTTTTATCTCCTTCGTTTCGATAATTGTTGCTTCTTCAACACCACTCTCCAAAGATTGTTTTAAATCATTAATCAATCTAGCTTTGTGATCG